CGTAATTGTTCCCCATAAATTTCTACCTCTGGATATTTCTCTCTAAACCACTCTGTGGTTTTTGATCTACAAAATTCATCCCAAGTGTCAACTAATTTTAAAACCTTATTAACATCTGTTAATGGAATGTCTAATATTCTTGCAACATCTCTTACAACACCTTTATCTTTAAACTCTAAGAATGTTGCAATAGAAGCAACGTGCCTGTATTGTCTAACTAAATAATCTTTTACTTCATCACGCCTTGTATCTTGAATGTCTGTGTCAATATCTGGAAAGTCACTGCGCTCTGGATTAATAAAACGGAAAAACAAAAGACCATGCTCTATTGGATCAATTGTTGTAATGCCAAGCAAATAGCAAACCAAAGAACCAGCCGATGATCCACGTCCTGGACCAACTAATATGTTTTCTTTTTTAGCCCAGTTAATCATATTGCTTACTACAAGAAAATACGGAGCAAACTTTTTATCACGAATAATTTCTAACTCTTCCATAAGCCTTTGCTCATAGATGTCATTGCCAAGCCAGTTATCAGTAAGCCTGTACTCTTCGAGTCCTGCAAATGCTAAGTTTGCTAACTCTTGGTCTGGGTTTTTATATTGAACTGGTAAAAGGTTTAGGCCATCTCTAATGTCATAATCCTCTATTGTGTCTGCTAGTAACTGTGTGTTTGAGTATATGTCTGCTCTATCAATACCCTGTTTTTCCATAGCAGCCTTTATCTCTTCATATGATAAAAGATGAATGTCAAACTTATTAAAAGTAATTTGTCTATCTTCTCCGTAAAGATAGTCTAGCCTTTGCATCATGTCTGTTTTCTTTTTAGATTTTTCATATGATGCTTCTTTATTTATTTTTGTATGAGTATTTAAAAGTAACTTAAACTCTTGTATTTCTCTTTGAGAAGTATCTGAGTGATGACAGTCTGGCGTAGCCACAGCCTTTATGTCAAATTCATCTGCAAGTTCAAGCAGGGACTTGTTTATTTCTGGAGTGTTGTGTGGCATGACCTCAATGTAATAGTTGCTACCAAAGTTATCTTTAAACCACTTAATGTGTTTTTTTGCAAGTGCAAACTCTTGCTCTTCTAGTGCTTTAACAATTACGCTACTTGGACAAGCGGAAGTAACAATAATACCTTCTTTGTATTTTTCTAGTATTGCAAAATCAAACCTTGGCTTCTTAAAAAATCCATCAGTCCAAGCAATCTCACTAATTTTATTAAGATTCTCTAAACCTTTTTGGTTCTTGGCTAGAAGGATAATATGATTATAGACAAGATCTTGTTGACCTTCTCTTTCAGACTTATCTCTTTTATCAGATATATCTGCACACATATATCCTTCTAAACCTAGAATTGGCTTAATGCCTTTTTCTTTTGCAGAACGATACAACTCTCTGTGACCAGAGAGAGTACCGTGATCTGTAATTGCTAAGGCAGTCATACCCAACTTGCTAGCACGGTCTACATACTCTTGTGGAGTTGCTATGCCGTCAAATAGGGAGTAGTGAGTATGAACATGTAAGCCTACATAGTTCATCTATTACCAGTCTACGTTGGTAGCAGATGAAGTTGTTGGGCTATCAAACCCAAGATAGAATGCTTCTTGTTCAGCATAAGGAATTTTCTTTAATGCTAACTCAAGAGCATATGGCTTTATGTCTCCCCATTTAAATGGTTCTGTATCTGGTGCGCCAGGAATGGTTGTGTAACTTGTTTCAGTGCCCTGACCATTACGCTTTACTTTCCAGACTACGTTTGAGATACTGCCAGTTTCTAAGGCATACTCACGAATTGTATTAAACGCTGATTGTTTACTTACACCCATTGACCAAATAGCCACATAAGGTGGTTCAATGCCATCGTCAACTAGAACATTGCAATAGAAACGAAGACGTGCTCTCCAGCCAGCCTTTGGATCTTTACGGTGCATCTCTTCTGCCCAGTCACGACCTTCTGCTTCCATTGTGTCTACAGCCTTACGTTTGTAGTCCTTTGGATTTGTGTGTTCCTTAACAACTAGAGCAAGACCACGATCTGCATTGTAGTTTGCAGAGTCTTCATCTAGTTCCTCAACGAAACGGATTTTTGCTGATTGACCATCGGCAAGTTTAAGCCATCTTACCTTTGGTGAGTTTTCATCATATTTTGGTTTGTCGAGCAGGGCATTTATATTTTTGAGTCCCTTTATTACGCTCATATATTCTCCTTCGATTTGTTATATTAGTTTAGCATAGAGGATATGGATTTGTCAAACTGAAACTTAATGCTTCTGATTGCCTCATCATCCATGTCGCCTATGTCTTTATATTTTTTATCTATGTTGATTACGCTGACTAATGAACCAAGTTTTTCAATTAACTTATCTTTCATTATTGCACCAGCCTCGTCGTTGTCTGCAACAAGTACAACGTTGTTAAAGTACTTTGCTAATAACTTAATCTGCGATGCAGATACATTAGCCCCCAGTGTTGCAACTGCTGGGAATCCTACTTGATCTAGCCTTATAGCATCAAAAGATGATTCAACTACATACACCAAACTAGATGCTTTAATTCGGTGCAAATTAAATAATAACTTACCTTTTGGAAGTCCTGGGGTATTCTTAAACTCTTTACCTTCAATAGATCTACCAACAAAGCCAAGAGTCATGCTATCTGGAGAATGAACTGGTATTGTAACCATATCTTGTTTTTCTGAATATCCTAAGCCAAACTTTTTTACTGACTCTTCGGTTATAAGTCTATTAGAATAATATCTCATTGCTCTTGGAGACTCTAAGGCTTGATTGTTTAATCTTTTAATTAAAACCTCATCATATTGCACAAAGTCTGGCGGTGCATACATTGTTTTATTAATTACACTCTCAATATTTGTTTCTGTTTCTTTACTTTTTATATACCGTGCTGACTCAAAATAAGTTCTACCAGTTACAAACATAACAAACTCTTCAAGATTTTTTGTGGTTTGGCAACCAAAACAAAAAAACCAGCCACTATCCTTTGCTACTTCTGCAGCAGGGGTCCTTGTATTATTATGATATGGACAATAGATAATAAAGTCATTGCCAAACTCTGCCTCTATGTCAATGCCTGCTCCATTAAGAACTCTCTGTATTTGCTCTTTACTATAAATGCTATTTTTTTTCATCTTCGTAATCCTTGTATCTATAGTAACCTTTGTCAAAATCTACCTGTACTAAAAAGTCTCCCATAAAACCATTTCTATTTTTTCTAAATACACATTCAATAATATCACTATTGGTAGCACGACCTAGTGCCATTACCCAGTCAGCATCATAGGCAATCTGTCTAGACCATGCTGTTTGACCAAGTGTTGGAGCACTACTTAAATCTTTTACATCATCTGGGGTAGCGGAAGAAATAGCAATAATAGGAACCTCTTCGCTAATAGCCATGAGTTTAAGTTCTCTTGAAAGGTTTTTCATACGTACCGTCTCATTTTCAGACTTCTGATTAGGTGACATAAGTTGCAAATAATCTACAATAACAAAGTCTGGTTTGTATTGATCAATCTTTCCACGAACTACAGAAGGGTTAACCTCGCCCCCGTTGTCATTTGAAATAATATGAAACTCTGGCTTGCCTGCTACTTTATTAGCATGCCAATTCTTAAGCATATCAAGTTCTACTTCGCCGTTACTTAGTTTGCGGTGAGACCAAACACCTTCGCCCATAATTGCAAATACACGATTACGAACTTCTGTCTCAGACATTTCAAGAGATATAACCAGTGGAGACTTTCCTTGCTTCCATGCCTGCACTGCAAAATAAAGAGCAAGCCAAGATTTGCCAATGCCTGGATATGCTAAGAACACACCAAGTTGTCCTGGCATAATTCCAGAAGGTAGGTAATTGTCAAATCCTGGCAAACCTGTTTTAATTCCAACTTGGCCAGTTAGTTTTTGTTGTTGAATCTTTTCAAAATATGCAACGGCAGAATCAAGATCCGTAGCATCAATATCACGTATAGCGGAGGTGTTTTTCTTTAACTCAGAAGTTTTTGTAATGAGTCCGTTGAGTGCTTCTGTGCCGTTGCCAACCTGCACTTCGCCTGCTGCAGACCTTAGTATGTCTTTAAGGCTGTCATTTAGGTACTCTGTTTGCAACTCTTCAAGGTGGTGCTTAGTAGCCCCTACACCATCTATTGGTTGAAAGTCTCTAAATTTTTCTATAACTAAGGATGCTGGTGGAACTGAACTATTGTTGTCAAAGTATAAACGAATAAAATTCCAAACATCGTTGTGAGTTCTAAGAAGGTTTTCTACATTTGCCTGCAACAGAACATGCATTTGTTTGTCTTGCAATAGTGCTGATATAACTTTTGCTTCCGTATTATTCACTAAGCCACCTTCTTGCCAATTTTCTACGCTCTGATCTTTCTTCAACATCTTTCTTTGTTTCTATCTTACCACTAATAATTTTTTCTGCATTGTATGCAAAATGATTCCAACTAGGTTCTTGTGCAATGCTGAAATAATACTCAAGTAAATCATAACACTCGGCAATGCCATAAGACTCTACAAGTGCATCAGCAGACCATTGCTCTACGTTTAAATTTAAAGATGGCTTTTGCTCGTATCTTGCTTTGTGCAATTTACTATATCTGCTGAGCAAAGCCATACGGTCTTTGCGTTCAGCCATTAATCTGTGCCGTCAGCCTCTGATTGTGCTTCTTTAATTTTCTCTGTTAGTTTGTCTTCTACAAACTTGTAGACTCTATCAAAAGCCTGATCTGAATTCTCACCATCACGCTTAGAATCTACAACACCAAGATCAAGTCTTAATGATTGAAAATTACCTAAGTTAATTGTGTATCCAAGTGCTACTGATATTTTTGTATTTTCGTTTTCCATTACCCCCACCTTTTCTTTTAAATGTTTTCTGACCAGATGGGAATATATCTTCCGTCATCTGTCTTTGTATATGTAAGTATACCTTCACCCATTCGTCGTGTCAACTCCTGATTTGTTGGAGTCATGTTATTTGTTACTAAGCCATCTTTTCTTGGTTGTCCGATATGTATAGATGCCAGTATATCACGGATCACCTTGACTGCGCTTTCTGAATAATAAGATCTTATTTGCCAACCAGTCTTACCATTAATGCTAGATCCTACTGGAGGGGGAATGACTCCTCGTTTTATTAGACTTGGAATATACTTTCTGTGACGATTAATTAATCTAGCAGTTTCAGCAACAGTATAAGCCTTTTCTCTTTTTTTTCTAAAGTCAACACGAAGACAAGTTTCAATCCTATCTTTATTAATGTTGTATACTGAAACTAAACCAGTAGACCTTGAACTGTGATACAGCCTTACAAGGTCTCCGTTAAGAAACCAAATTTTTTTACTGCCATTTATTATAGACTCGTTATTGTAAGTTTGGCTCTCAATGATTCCCTTGCTAGTAACCATCTTCCCTCCCCGCTTTGTTGAGGTGGATGAAAAAAATTTCTAGTTCCACATCTAATACAATAAGTTTCTAAATGCTGAGCACTTGTATATTGCCTATCAACAAACAATCGCCCAGAACATTTTTTACAAAAAATCATATAAAAATTATTTTTAGTTTGGAAGTCCAACAGCAATTAAATTTACAGCCAAGGACAGATTACCAGAAGAGCCAAACCTTACAAAGCCATCTACCTTAGATGTTGTTATTGTTTGTAAAACAACTGTAACGTTTTGTCCTGCTTCTGTATTTCCAATGTTTAACGGTGTTGCTGTAACTATTGGTGGAAACTTAAACTCACTTTGAAAAGAATACGTAAATGCTCTTTCGTTTCCAGCACCGACTGTGCTATTTGTAAAAACTGGAACGTACCCACCTGCTATTTTTGCATTTGAAGTTTTTATTGTTTCTTTGTTTGACGATCCGTTATCAATAGTTGTAAAATTATAACTTGCAGAAGAAATCTGTGTAGACAAATCGTTTATTGCTTTGGCCAACTCATAAATGTAAGTAACATCTAGCGGTTGTCCACGTTCTGGTAATGGTATTTTTGACATTTATCCTCCTGTTTAATTATACCAAAGAAACTAGATTTGATTCAAATATAGTTAATGCAGCATTTCTTGTCTTGTTAATTCCTTCAACTTGTACTACAACTCTAACATTTATTGTACCAGTTTTAAGAAATCCATAGGTGTGTATTGGTGATGTTCCGTGATAAAGATAGTTGCCATTGTCAAATTTTACAAATATGTCATATCTTGGCCTATTGTTAGAATCACCCCAAGTTGCAACTAAACTATTTCCGCTAATTGAAAGATTTCCACTTACAGACTCAACAGTATTTGCGGTTGCTAAAAAAATAGGAGAATAGTGAGATGTTCTGTTTTTATCATCAGATACAATCCTGTATCTTAAAACATACTCATTGTTGTCACTTACTGGTGGCAACTGGTTTTTTGGAATAATTAATTTTTTAATTCCTGCATCAGCCATTAGGACACACCAATAGAAAATCTAAACTCAACGTAATTACTAGTATTAGGAGACTTTATGACAGTTTCTTGATTTTCATTTTTTACAACAGCATAGCCCGTTAGTCCATAAAGCGGATTAACAGTTTGAGTGTTTTCTAATCTTAAAGCATCTAATGCAATATAGTAGTTATTAGAAGGAACATTAACCTCTCCACTTTCATCTGTAATAACACAAGCATAAATTTTTACTATAGTCGCTACTTCCCAACTAAAGTTTTCTGTTTTGTACAAATCTTGTAATTCTTTTGATATTACAAAATATCTATTTTCTTGAAAGTCTGCAAGTGTGTTGTACTCTCCTTCTGAATTTGCCAAATTTCCAGAACTTCCTTGGTTTAGTTCTCCTTCAAACCTAGCATATTGTGTTCCATCGGGAGAAGAAAATTCAACAAGAATCCTAATTGTTTCGGGTATTGAGGCTGAGTTTCCATCTCTATTTACTAAAGAAAATGCTAACTTTAATTTATCCTTTGGAGAGTTTCTTGATAGGTCAATGTTGGCGCCTGTTAATCTTATATGATTTGAATCGTTTTCAATTACAAAATGATCAAGTGTTTCATCGCTTTCAGAACTAATAGTTAAATCTGCTTGGTCGCCCCTAATTAAAATTATGTTATTTAAAAATCTGCAGCGTTCATATCTAGAGGCACGAGATGGATTAAAGAAAATAGTATTATCGGCATTTGTTTTAAACACTGGGTCTGCAGTAAGAATAATATTACCGCTGCCACCATCAAGCGCTTCAGGATATGGTTCAATTGCTGTTGTTGCAGCACTGGTAGCATACTGCCAACTCTCTGTTGCCGTAAATGCAAAAATTGTTTTGCTATCATAAACTCCTGCAGATGGATTTGATCCAGCAGAGTACAGCCCTATTTCTGATATCTCATATCTTTCTTCTGTTGGTAATTCTGCAGTAAGAACAATTTTATCTATACCGTTTTCATTCACAAACCCTCTAGAAGAAATTGGCACACGAAACATCTCAAAATCTAAATATTTTTTTTCAGAAGCGTCTTCAGGAACATCGTTAGTGTCTAATGGTGTTGGCCCACATCCAATTGCAATGTATGACGCATATGCTGGAGCCTGACCAAGCAGGTATTTGCCAATAATATTTTTTCCAGTATTGGTTATCACGATTCATTCCCGTCAAATTGTATACTGTATATTGTACCACCAGTGCTTAATTCAACCTCAATTTGTTCGTCATTGTTTAAACCTATTGCCTCTATAACTAGGTTGCCCTGTTCATCAACATAAATGTTTTCTCCATCTAAGCCATTACCAACATTTGGAAATTTTTGATCAAATCTAATAGAAAATCCAGCAAAATATTTATCTGATGTTTTTTGTAAACCAAGAATGTTATTGGGGTTGTATGACTGTTGCAAGGATTTAATATTTTTTATTGGCTCATAGGAAAGTTCTTGTCCGTTAATTGTGTCATTTCTTGATATGCTTATTAATTCTTGAGCGCCAATGTCTTCAAAGTATAAAGTTGACATTTCACTTGTTGAAACATGGTCATCTTCAAATAATACAATATCTGGTGTTGCTGCCTTTATGTGATTAACATTTGACGTTGACAGTATTTGATTTAAAGTTGCGGGGGTTTGGGGTGTTGCAGATAAACTAATTGACATCTTATACCTCGTTTAAATAAATAGTCATATCTGGACCATCTACATTTCTTGAATACTCTATATTATAGACTACAAACCTATCTGTTGGTGCAGAAACCAAGTCCAACTCTCCATCTTTATAGTTAACCGTTACAATATCTCCTAATTGAATCGTAGGAGTAGCAAAGACCTTTACCCCAATTGATTTTTTAGGAGTCATAATTTTACTAATAATCCAACCCATTAGGGCTTCAGCATCATCTTGTGTTTGAATATATTCAGTGTTTATAGAAAACTCATTCTTACCATAAATTAATCTACTTAGTTTAATCTCATCATATTTGTTTTTTTGAACTAATGGAGAGTATGTCAGTGTATCTCCTTTAAAGGGTGGGTCTGAAAGATTTCCTTTTTTCTTAAAATATTCGTCTACTGTTAATTCATGGGTTGTGTTTTGTGTAAAAGCAATACCCTGAATTCTTAAATAATTTCCACTTGTTTCATCTAATACTAAAAAATTATCTGTTGAGTTAAATATTAAAAACTCAGCACCATATGAGTCTGAGTAAAACCCAGATACGGTGTAGGCAAGGTTTTTATTAATTGGTGGTGCTAATTTAGAATACAATGCTGGATATGCACGATCATACCTAATATTAAAATAAGCGCACTCACGCATTATAGATCCAAACTCTTCAAAGTATATATTGTATTTTGGTGGTTGTTGTGCACTTATTCCAGAAAGGTAGGTTGACTGAACAACACCACTCATTGCATATTTTCTAAATGACTCATTAGTGCCAACCTCTTTATTTTTAAATGCAGAGGATAGCGTTTCTGTTACAGAAGAGTCAAAACTTTCAGCATAGTTTCCAGACAACGCATAAACATGCTCAAACATGCATCTTGAAGATCCACGAGAGAATAATGCCATGTTGTTGTATATTGGAAGTGGATCAGTGTCGTCAACAACTTGGATTAATTGATTATTTATATATAGGAAAAACCTTCTAGTGTTGCCAATTTCTTGATATTCTATTGTTAGGTCATATACGGTTGTGTTTTCTTCTGCTGATGCTCTTTGATACCCCGCAAAAGTTCCACTATCAATGTTTATTTGAGTAAGTCCTCCATATAATTTAATTGGAATTGCCTTGTCTGATGCAGTTTCTTTTTTAATTTTGTAAAATACAACATTGTTAATAGAAATGTTTGATTGACCTTTTTCATTTAGATTTAAATATGACTCAACATTGTTTTCTGTTAATGCAATAATTTCAAAATAATATCCATTATTTGTTTCAGGGTTAACTAGTACGCCTAGACCTCCCGAACCTCCGCCAATGCTGATGCTTTGATTTGGCTGAACTGCACCAAGTTGATAGTATGGCATGCTACCGATTGGAGTTTGACCCCTTACTTCGTTGTTTTCTATTTTACCAACAATTCTAACTCTAGTTCCAAATGCTTTAAAGGCACTATCTAATTTTTTATAAACATAAGAAACAAAGTTAATAGGAGTTTCTGTAGTTTTAAATGATGGCCCATTAATAGTTAAAGCAGAAGCCTGAACAACTCCAGCCTGGGTTGATGATAATTGATTTACTTCTGTTTCTGTTAAAAAATTTGTAGCATTTGAATTTTTAATAATTCCATTTCTAGATGCTTGTTTTGCTAAATCATTGCTAATTCCTGCAGCACCTACAGATGTTGCGGGTATTGTAGGACTAATCTCTGTTGTAAATAAATATTGCGATTGCATTTCTATTCCACGAACATTGTCTTTATCAGACCAATAAGGATCTATTCCTGCAAAATGAGAAGTTACTTGAGTTCCAAATTGACCACGGCCGTGTTCATAAACTTCTCCCGCTTGCAACCTTGCTACAGAGCCAACTGATTCGTAGTATGGTGTTGAAAAAATACGAATAAGACCAGTAGGATATATTTTGCCATTAAAAGGAAGGGCTGCAAAATATTTTTGATACTCTTGATTGTTAGAAATGTATACGTTTCCAACTCCAGTAATGCTGTATTGTACGCCATCGTATCTTATAATCTCTCCGTTTGAATAAAAATATCCTTGGTGTCTTGTTAAATAATATACGTTTTCTCCAATATCAATTGTGTTGTTGATAACTGAATTACCAAAAACAGTTGGCAATGCGCTAGACAGGTTTGAGTTTAATGGCATTGCTGCTAATATATAATTATCTGATTTAGAGACTGATTCATTTATTGTTTTTGTCTCATTAGTTCCAGAAACTTCCCAAAGTAAAGATGGTTTATAAATCCAAGTCTTGTCTTTATCAAGAACATTTGCTTGATTAATAGACCCATAAGATCTTTGAATGTATCTTGTTGTATAATTTATTTTGCCATCATTAAATACTTTTTTATCTTCAGCACTTATTGCAATAATGTTTGGTATGTTTGATGTTGTTTGATTTTCAATAATGCCAGAAACTAGTTGGTTGTTGTTTCCAAGCAATTGCATATCTGTATTTCTTTGATTTTGTGTTGGCATTAAGTAGTCTTTGCTCATTACAATAAAGTTATTGTATTCATCAAAAAACATTGAGGATTGTGTTGCTACTGCAAGTTGATTTAAAACCTCAGCAACATTCTGATCTGGTGCTATAAATAGATAAGGTATTATGGGGTCTTGTTCATTGCTAACTCTTTTAAAAGAATAATTAACAAAGCCAATATAATCTAACAATAAACAAACTGCATAACTAAGTGATACATTTGTAACAAGCATTCTTGGCGCTGGCATAGATTCTAAAAAGAAATAAAAATCTCTTAACTCTAAAGATAAACTACCTCCAGTTACATCAGATTGAGGCATGCCTTCTGAGTACAAAGTTTTTATAGGTATACAATAATCATAGTTTTCTACATTAAGAATTTTTTCATAAAAAGTAAACTTAATATTTTTTCTTAAATAATTTCTAATAATACTGTTTGTATTGATTGGATTAAAAGCCTGCTCTGCATCAAAAATAGAAAGAGATCCAGTGGAGGCTAAAAGTTGCCCAACTGGCAAAGCGGTGTTTCCAAGATCTGAAAGAGATTTTTTTATGTTGTAACTTATAACTTCATCAGATACATCAACAACTAGTCTTGGAGACATCTCAATCAAATCAAAGGTTGAGTCTTTTTTATTCATTATCTCTGTAACAATCCTAATGCCACGAATATATTCAAACTCTCTGTATTTAGACTCTCCATTTGTTGGATCTACAAAAAGTGCTGGCGACACAAGATCTTTTACAAAATTAGTTTTTGGACTAATGGACTCAGATCCGATTGTCCATCCATAGGTGGGGGTAAATGTTTCATAGGCCTGACTTGTACTATTCCAGACATGGTATGTTCCTATACCGTTGCTTGTTTCTAAAACAAGATAAGCGTAGCCGTTTATTGAAGAGTCGGGAAGCAAGGTAGTTGAAGAATATGTTTCTGCAAAGACAAAAGTATCAGCATACTCACTTGGAATTACTAACCCATACTCTAACTCTACATATCCGTCTGGTCCAATTATGGGGGTGCCGTCTGACCTTGTAGAGTTTTCATTAAATGAATAGGCATCTACCCAGTTGTTATTTTTTAAATACTGAATTTTCCATCTTTTAGGAGTGGTCTTGTTTAATTCTCCAAAAAAGGGATCTGCATTTACTGAAGAAAAATTAACAAAATCTTGTAAATCTATGTTGCCAATATTTGTTTGCATTTTAACTACAATTCTATTTGTTGGCACTTGCTCTTTATATACTACAAATGGTACGGCATCTTCAATATAATAAGAGCCATTCAAAATATTTTTTGCAATGCCACGCTCTACCCCATCTTCTTTTCTGTAAGAGTTCCAATATTTAAATTCATCATACCTAGAAGACATATAGTATCTAGGTCTTTGTGCCATACGTGCTCCAGAGTTTGAAAGGTATTGATTACTTCTATCAAAAAACAAAGGTTTGTTAATTCCAGATCTTGGCCTAAATGGCTTTAAACAATCTTCTAGGGAGTATAGTAATTTTCTTTTTTGTTCTATTGATGTAAACAGTTGTGGAAGGTCTTGATCATCTACCCCACCATTTATAGATATTTCAGAGTCTGTTGCATCAGTATAGTAATCGCCCTCATCTAATGAATCAAAAGATGACGGCAGTGTTTGAAATTTAACTTCACTGCCTGTAGGTCTATATCTATAATTTCCAACATGAAAAATATTATCTGGCATATTCATGTTCCACTCAGCAAGAACTAGAGATCTTGTTTGAATTGTTGGAGATGTTTCAAAATGAGTTTTTAGTTCTTGACTTACAAACAATTTAAACCTCTTCCAGAGATACCGAAATATTCCAAAGGTCGTGATTAGTTCCACCACGTTTTACAACACTGTAATTAAAATCAGAAAAATAAACTTCTACTATTTGATTGTATTTGCCTAAGTGTCCAAAGGATGCATCTGTGGTTGCTCCATCAACTGGAAAGTTAGTATATTTATCATAAGCAAGATACATCCAAAAAGGACCTTGGTGGCTTTCATACCAATCTAAAACCTCAACTCCTCCTGCTCCACCATCTGCAGTAAACTCTGAACTTGTTCCTTTATTGGGAGATAATCCAGTTGAGGCAAAATCTGCTTTGTTAGAATATGCACGGGATGGCAAATTATTCCAAGATACACTCATTGTAAGTTTATCTGCAATGTGATAAGACCTCATCCTACCATTGATTGTTCTTTCACGTTTTTCTATTCTTTCTGAGTTAAATGACATGTCTTCTCTGTTGTGATCTGATAAGATTAAAAATTGATTAATACCGCCTGTGGTAAGGCTTGAATTAGCCCCTATTTCTTGTCCAGTTGGCACGTAGAGGCCATTACTCAAGGTTCCAGCATTCTCTGACCATAGGATTGATTGTGGTCTCTGATACCTCTTTCTACCCGAAATATACGCTGAGGTTGCCACTACCTTTGCCCCTTAATTCTTTGATTATCTATTCGTTTAATCTGTGTCATAACAGTCCTTGCAATATCGTCGGGACTTGAATCAGACTTAACATTTACGTTCAAACTATAATTATACACTGAGGATCCACCGTAAGAGCCATCATTTATTTTATTAAGATTATTTACTCCAAATGACTCAACGGCATTTCTACGAACAACAAACTCTCCAGGAGTAAGCATTGCTGGAACTGTATCACTTCCTCTAGAATATCCTCCAGCAACAAAATACTTTGGAATTACTCCGCCCCGATTGTAACCTTGGATTTGAGAAGGGATGGGCTCATATCTTACTTTAGGGATTACGCCGCCCATGGCTCTGCTACGATAAGAAATTGGTGCGGTTTTTGGAGTTGGGATTATTGTATATGCACCACCCCTTGGACCAGATGCACTTGCACTAGAAATTATTTTTGGAAGCAGCGCTGGTGTTGGTCCATAAAGACCACTAGACAACACTTGATTGTTTACAGTGTCTTTTTTGGTAGAAAGTGTTGATATAGGAGTTTTTTGCAAATCCTTCATAATATTTGTTAAGTCTGCAATTTGTGTTCCTATTTCTGCAGTATCATCATTAAGTTGTTTTGTTAGTCTTGCTGCTTTTTCTGCATCTGTTTCTGCTGCTGGATCAGCAAATGTAGTAAGTGAAGCAGCGCCTAACTCTTTACTTGTAATTCCATCCCACAACTTTTTCATTCTTATTAGCGTATCTTCATGACCACGTAAAACTGCTTGATATTCTACACCTCTAACCCTTGCACCATCTACCCCTAAAGCCACAGCATCCCATTTATCTTTTTGTGCTTGAATTGCGTCAAGTTCTAGTTTAAGTTTATTTTGCAATGGGACTAGTTGTAATTGTTCTATTTGATAGTTTGCTTCTCGAAGTCTTAAAATTTCAGCATTAATAGGAATTGCTTCTTGTTCAAGTGCATAAACTTGTTCTGAAATTGTATAAAGTTTTTCTTCAATTTGTGTTCGTGTTAATCCATTAGAATTTTTTAATACACCAAGTTGTTTTTCTCTTGCTACTTGTAGTGCATTAGCACTCCGTTCTTTTGCTTTTCTTGCTTCTTCTGCTCTTCGTTCCTGTATTGCTTTTGCTGCAGCAGAGATATCTCCCCTAGTTAAAGCATCTGCAATTGTAATTCTTGATGATTCTTTAGCGGCAATATCGTCTTGAATATCAGATATATCTTGCAATGCTTTTTCTTGTGCATCGTATTTTTTATTAATTGCTTCAGCGGCTTTGTCAATTAAACTTAAATCATGATTTAATATTGTTGACTGTGCATTAAGCAATGCTATTGGTTTGTCAACATCAAAATCTAGTTTGCGTTCCTGTATATCGATTAGTTTTTCGTTAGCCTCAATTAATTTATTTACAGCGTTTATTTGTGGTTCATAAATATTTTTTGCTTCTCTTTCAAGAACATCAAAATATTCCATTGCCATACTTACTTCTTTTTTTATCCGTTCTGCAGGGCTTATTATATCTTGTGTTCGTTTTTCATTTCTTTTAAGTTCTCTTAGTCCAGCAATAATTCTATCAATTTCTTCTTTTGATTTACCACTTGCAAAAGCAAGGGCAACTTGTTCGTTTGTAACAATTTCTAACGCTTCTGCAGCAGACAATCCAGCAGCCCTTAATTCTGTAAATTTTGCACTTTGTGCTCTTAGTCCTTGAATTTGATCTTTATATGAATCCTCTAATTCTCCAAGCACTGCTTCATTTAACGCTTTTGCTAATTTTTTACCATCTGCAGTTATTGAAACAATACCATTTTTAATTGTTATAAATTTCTTTTGAATTGCTGGATCTAAATCAGAAATAAAATCAAGAAGATCTTTGTTTATTCCTTGCGCCCGAAGTTGTTGATTAATTCCTTTAAATATTTTAATATCTCCTCCTGCAGAATTCATAACCCTTCTTAGTTCGTCAATTCCACCACGAGCATTAATTGATGCGTCTCTTACTAATTTCAATCTTTTAAGGAGTTCGTCTAAAGTTGTATCTCTTTGTCCTGAATCTTTTGGCTCTGTACTTATTGTAGGTTTAGCAAGAGCCTCATTATATCCTTGTGCAATATATTCTGGAACCGTCATTTTAGCGGCTTTTGCTGCTGCTATTAAGTTAGGATCATTCAAGCCTAACTGATAATTAACATATAAGTATTTACTTATTTTATCTTTACCCTGACTCAAAACATCAAAATCTTTTGCAAATTGTGTAAAATTACCTTCTGGGTCAATTGTTGTAGCAAGAAATTTTTTATCAATTTTGTCTGGAAAATTTTTAATTAATCCTAAAGATTTTGTTGCTAATTGAAGATCTTCTACACCATTAGAGTTTACATCTAGTGTAACTAAATATTGTTCTTTAAAATTTCCTAGTGCAGACAATGCTGCAAGATCATCTTTTAGTCCTATACTGTTTTCGTTAATATATTTTGTTATAAACTCCCTCGTAATTGGAGTCATGTCTTTCCCGAATTCATTGCCTGTAAATTTACCAAATATTGCAGTTAAAGTTTCTAATTCAGCAAGACCGTTTGCCTTAATAAAAAAATCAATTGATTTACTAGCGGTTTCAGAACTTGCCACAAAAGATGTAAGACTTATTATGGCTTGTGGGGTTAAACCATTTTCTGATGCAAGACCAATTTGCAAAGTTCTCCTAAGCGTTTGATCTTTTACTTTTAAAACTTTTTCCGATGCTACTTTGTTTAATGCTTTTGTTACAGCAGATGCATCTTTAATTCTAGAATCCAAAGATTCTTTGACTGTAGTATTAAATGCATCGTCAGATAAACTTTTACTTATTTCAATAATTTCAGTTAAAGTTTTACTATTTTCTGCATTTAGTCTGTCGATATCGGATTTTCTTTTTATTTGTAAATCATTTATTTCTTTTTCTGTTTTTGCTAGTTTAATTTTTTTATCGTATTGTTCATTAACTGAATCTAGCAATTGTTGATTTTGACCAATTACCTCAAACCCTAATTGAACTCCTGCTGCATCAAGTTTTGCGTTTTCTTTTTTCTGATTAAAAATTTGTTTAATTGTATCACCAAATGGAATAGAAGTTAGACTAAAAAGTCCTCCTGTTTTTTCTGGTATTGAAAGTCCCGCCAGTAATGGATTTTTTTTGCCTGCTTTAAAAATATCAAAAGCCTCTGTAACATTTTTCATACTTTCTTTTTTAATTGCTAAAGCAACCTGTAAAGGATTGTCTTTTAAGTTTTCTCCATTAGGGCCCATTAACTGAGTTATTTTTGCGCTAACGTTTAAAGGTATGTCATAACTACCTATTTGTTCTCCAAGTGCTGAAGCAATACTTCTTGCTTGATCTGTAGATATTGCTCCTTGCAATACTGCCTGACTTAAATTTGTTCCAAGTATTTTACCAATTTGTTGTGTAGAAAAATTTTGTTTTACTAAACGTTCTACATCTGATAAAATATTTTTTCCTTCTTCTGACTGCAAAACATTTTGACCAAATTTTCTTTGTGGCTCACCCAAAGGATTTAAAGTAGTTTGTCTTTTTTTAGCCTGTATTTCTGAAGCACTTATTTGTCCAGATAAGACTGACAAACCTTTTACCCTGCTTGCAGACATTGACATTGCTTTTGCAAGATTCATTCCTTCTTCTCTTGCATTTTTTAACATCTTTGTGTATAATAAAAATCCTGCAGATGCGGTAGCCAAAATTCCTACAAGAATTCCTAATGGATTTGTTAACATAGGTGCAATGGTTGCAAGAGCAGAAATACCCATCATTGCCATACCCATACTGTTATTACCAGTCATGAATCCTGCCATTGCTCCAATACCCGCAATTCCAGCAACAGGGCCTGCAACCTTACCAATTGCTGTTGAACGATTTGCTCTTGCCTCTTTCTTTTGTGATTTTATTTGTTCTTTAGTTAGTGGAATTTGTTGTTGAGTTATTGCTGTTTTTTCTTGAATCATTTTTGTTTCTTGTTTTAATGCATTAACTCTTTCTTTTTCAACTTTTTCAATTTGACGCCTTAATGATTTTTGTTCTGCACGGAATTGTTTTTCTACCGCCGAAACTGCCATACCTGGAGATGTTACAGATTGTCCTTTTGGAACACCCAGATCTGCTCCTATAAGTCCAAATCTTCCTATTCCAGGAACAGAAACTCCTTTGCCAGAACGAAGTGCTGAAGTTGTTTTTTTATTAAGAATTGTTTCATTTTTACCTACGGCAACTTGACGATTATCGCTAGCCCCTCCACCAACAACGCTTAATACAGGAGATTTTGCCTTACTTGTTTGACCATTAATAATTCCGCTTTTACGTCTTGTATCTTCGGTATCTGGTAAATATTGTCTATTTGTTTTTGATCCACGACCAAGATTTACTTGTGTTCCATCATTATTTGTAACAATAAGGCTTTTTGTTTTAATTACGCCCGAATCGCTAGTTCTTGTTTCAATTTTATAATCTTTAATATATCCTTTTTTCTTAGCATCTGCCAATATAGCCTCAGATGTTTTGGGATTAGATCCTAAGCCCCTTCCAATTCCATATGATCCTAATTCTGAATGAAGTGAGTTCATTTTAGAATATGCAGATGTAGATTTAATTTCAGCAGGCAAGTTTTTAAATGTTTGTTCAATCATTGCATCTGTTACTTTAGTTGCACCAGAAGCCTTTATTTGCTTTAATATTGCATCGTCAACTATTTTTGCTTGACTTGGAGGTATATTAGATGACATCCATTTTTCTGGACCACGATTTGTCCAAGCCTTTTCAAAAGAATCAATTGATACCCCACCTTTTGCTAAAGCCTTATTCATTTGTGAATCAAAAGAATATGCCAAAGATCCATAAGAGCCAACTGTTGTAGGTTTACCTTGTGAAATTAATATTTGTTTATAAACTTGAAGTTTTTGTTTTTCTAATGCAGTAATTTTTGGGTTTTTTAATAATTCGTCAATATTTAGATTTTTTAAACCACCAACATGTGAAAAATCATCTCCAAGACCAACAGAGCCTTTCTTATATCCTTTAATATCTCCTGAAACTAATGCTGCAATTAAAGGTTTAAATCTATCATCTTGTGCTGTTT